TCCTAAACCTCCAAATGCAGAAACTCCTGCACTTAAAGCACTTACTCCTGCGTCTAAGTACGCACCTGTGGCTTGACCTGATAAGTCATCTGATTGTTGAGTTAATGCATCTGCTTTTACTCCTGCAGCCGATGCTCTATCATCCATAAAAGCTGCTATTTCTGAAGCAGATTTTTCACCTGCATCAGCTTCAGCCATTTCTCTTTTAAATTGTTGATCAGCAAACTTATCAGCAACTTGTCCTGTAGTAGCGTCAGATATCTGCTTTACTTTCCCTGCTCCACCTATTAAGTTTCTTGGGTCTCCCTCTGCAAGTGTTTGCACTACTTGACCAGTAACTGCATTTGAGTTTTGAAGCATCTTGTCATAGACATCTGTTGTTGCTCTAACACCTTCGTAAAAATTTTGCTCTAACCTAGCTACAGATTCTTTTTCTAATCTATCTTGCTCTGTCCTAAGTCTACCAGCCATTCTTCCTGCTTCGCTAGCCCCATCAGCTGCTAACTTACCTTTTGCAACAGCGCCACCTATTGCTATTGTTGCCGCTGCTATTGTTGTAAATGCCGCCATATTATAATCGTTTTATCATTTCTTTGTTATAGCTATCTCCTTCAACATAGCCAGCTTCTTTATATGTTTTAATCAATGAGTCTGACTTAATTAAAGCATATGCATACTTACAATTAGACAACTCTAAAGTACGTGTTAAAATATCTATTAATTCTTTTAAGGCTTGTTTTCTTTTTATCTTGTCTTTATAGTCAAAATTAGATATAATCCAATCACACCAACCTACTGATGAATTAGTAATATATATGTATCCTGCACAAACAGGAACATCATTATCATAGACTATAAATCCACCTTGTCCATTATCTGGTAAAAAATCTTTAGGAGGTGCTTCCCATCTCCAATCTTTCCACCATTTTACTAGAATGGTATCGTAATCCGTTTTATTTAATTCTCTTACATTTAATTTCATTAAAGCAAAGATACAAAATCTAAGGAAAACTTTTAAAGACGTCAGAATCAACTGTAAAAAGCTCTACAGCTGTCGTACTATTATTTGTAAGTTTAAATTCCATAAAGTAACCTGTTGCTCCATAAGATTCCGCAACAGTATTTTTTGTTGTAAAAATATATGAATTTAAAGGAACACTAGTCAAAACAGGAAGAAGGTTAGAAGCGTCTATTTCTATTGTTTTTCTGTCAGCACTTATATCTGTTATTGGCCCAATCTCTTTAACAACAGCACCGTCTTTATAAAAAACTGTGTCGTTGTGGTTAATAATACTATTTATTGATATATTAAAAACTATAGTAATTGTACCAGGGGAAGTACCTGTGGTAGAAACAAAACCACCTATCCCTTGAGTTGATCTTTGTTTAAAGTCTTGAGTACCACCAATTCTTCTAATAAAAGCAAACCAAGCTCCTTCCTTCTCATCAAAGTAAGTTGAGTCCATAAAACCACTTCCTAAATCTGTAACTAAATCACAGTCCCAAGAAGCATCGCTCTCTAACTCAATGGTTTTAAATACTTTAACAGCTGTAGGTTCTTGATTAAAAACACCTGTTATTGTAGAGTCATAATCAACTCCATAATAGTTATTTCTTCTTTCATTAGTGTTGTGCCTATACAACTTACCATTGTTGAAAGAATATAAGTATTGATTCATTCCCAATATCATATCTGGGTTGTAACTGTAAAAAGAAGGCCATCCTTTTACTGATTCACTAAACGTTAAGGTGTAATCTATTGCTGCCATATTTTATTTTTTTTGTTCACAATTATCATTACGAGCATGGTTGGAATCCGCTAACTACTCCAGATGCAACTGAAATTACTATATTGTTGTTCATAAAGTAATTTCCATCTGCAACTCTAAACTCTCCGTTAACATCACTAAAAATAGGATTGTTAAATGCAGGGTAACCGCCTGTTTGAAATCTAAATCTTCCAAAATAAAAAGTTGCATTAGCTGAAGTACACCCTGTACCACTCCCAATTGATCTACCCTGAAAACTAGGTAAGGCCGCAGGACAAGACACCTCTAAATTATATTCAGTAGTAGGACAAGTTCCTATCACCTGAACCTTTACGTTAGAAGCTGTAACATTGGGTACAGGTACTATTAAAAGATTATATTGGTTTGCACCTCCCAAAACATCATCCCCTGTATTTGTAGTAATAGTTTGAGGACTAGGGCTTCCAGGAATCCATGACGCAGGGTTTTGGTTTAAACCATTGTAATAATTAAGGATATGGGTTTGCGGAGCGGCTGAACATGAAATTGGAGGATTGAAAAGTGTACCTAACACAGTAAATGAATCTGCTACACCACTTGTACTTTGTTTATTTCCATCTAATGGAGCTGATAATCTATTGTAATAGACACCATCATAAAGAACTCTTATCCCGTCAGGAATATCTTTAGGCTCAAAATAAATACTTATAGCTCCTGTTGAACTGCCTGTAGAATAATTTAATTCAAACAATCCACCATTACTTTGTGGTATTACAATTCCTGAACCACACGCTATTGCGTCTCCTTCACAAGACTCACAAGTTACTAAAGGGCCTAACAGACCGTTTAGTTGATATCGGTATTCACTATTGTATTGATAATACCCATCTGCAGATTTAATAGTTAAATCAGCATCATCGTATACGGCTGTAGCTGTAACAAATGTAGATGCGTTTATAAATTTATTTACTGTACTTGGCATAATTTATTTTATTTAAGAGCATTCACAACATGCCTCCGTTGGGCTTGCTGCATCATAACAAAACTGTAATGGTGTAGCTTCTCTTAAATCCCAAACTAAATACATATAAAGTGCCGAACTATTATATGTAAAACTAGCTTGATATTCAGGGAAACTACCTGTTATTGGAGTTGCTGTATTTAATAAAGGAATTAATGTATCTATGTCTGATTCATTATAATTCGTATTACTAGTTAAATACTTAAACTTATCTTTAGTCACATCAAACTCAAAAGTTTGACCTGCATTTTGTCTGTTTTTCATTGTAACAACTGAACCCAAAGCAGGTAAAGTTCCAAAAGAAGAATCTCCACTTTGTTCTGAAAATAAAGACACTCCATCTAATTCTAAAACAACTGAGTTTGTTCTATAAGGACTTAAGTCAGTTCCTAAAGACCATCTATATCTGCACGTTGTAGTTAGACTAACATCTCCTTCAAAGTTTATAACAATTTCTTTTACAGTTATTTCTGGTGCTACAGGACAATTTAAATTTACTTCAAATGTAACAGGGTCTGATACAGGAGTAAAAGTAACCGTTGCTTCTGTTGGATTATTAGCAGTTTTGTTAAAAGAAACATTTCCAGTTCCAATAACGTTTTGGTTAACAACACTTGAATCATTCCATTCTACATTAATATTTAATGCATTGTTAGTATCATAAACAAACAAAACATTTCCTATAATCGTAGTTAAATCTATTACAACAGTATAAGGTTCTGATAAGTCAGACATAATTAAATTATATCCACAATCTTTTCTAGATGGTGGTTGAGGTATTTTTACTAAATTAGAAGTTAAAATAAACTCATTCATGTATGGATCAAAACCACCTAATTTTTGAGTTTCAAAACTATCTCTGAACAAGTCTCTAAACCAAGACCTCATTCCTACTTCAGAAATTACCTTTAACATTCCACCTGTATCGCCTTTAACACCATTACCTTTTAATTGAAGAACAGAGCTTCTCTTTGCATCAGTAAAAAAAACATCTTGTCCGTAAGTTGAAAAACTTTCAGGGTTATTACTAATTCCGTACTCTTCTATTCTAGCCAATTGTGTTCCTAAAACTTCAGGGACTGAGGTAATAGCTCCACCTGCTGCAGCATCTGACAATAAATTTTTTCCTACAAGTAAAGAAGATATTTTATCTTCTTGTAAAATTAATATATCCGTTTGTCTTGAGTGCATTTTTCTTATAGGCCCATAAGATGTTTCAAGTGTTTTAAAATTGGCTAACGCTAAATTAAATTCATTTAATCTATTTGAGTTGCTTTCTTGATTAAAAACCCCACTATAAGTTACATCTCCAAATCTATTAGACTCTTTATATTCTTCTTCAGATACAGCCGTTACTTTGTCACCTAAGCTTAGTGTTGGTTTTATTAATGCATCTAAAACGGTATTACTTTCAACACCATTTCCAAAAACGAAACAATTAAAAAATGTTAAATCTACAATAGCAGGCTGTGAAATAGTTTGGTTTTGGTCATCACTTGATAATCCTGACAAATGAAATCCATTTACTATATCAAATGTTTGCTCGTTTTCATAATACAACTCGTTATCTGAATCTAATGGCTCTGTTTCAAATACCATTAATGATGTGGCTCTTTGAATTTCAAGCTCAATCCTTCCGTAAGAATTTCTTTTGTCAGGTGAACTACAATTAGGTGTACCATTTCGCATACCTATTTCCTGTCTACCATCTGAATATGATGTAAAAAATATTGTATTTGTGCCAGCTATTGCAGGAGGTACTGCTCCGTTTGTAAATAACGCCTCATTAAAAATAGTTGAATTAATAGTACCATCAGAACCTGTTGTTATACCATTTGTTAAATCAATATTATCTCCTAGAATAAAGTCATACAAGCTATCGTAATCATCTCCTGATGTAAACCTTTTATCATAAGCATATTCACGACCACCACATTTACTTCCTCTACTTCTCCTGTTTGCACGAATATTAATTCTAACAAGACTTCCTGCAGGTATAGTAAAAGGAATAAATACGTCAGTAGACCCTGTAGTATCTGGATTGTCAATATAAGTTGACACAAGTGTAGTACAGTACCCCCCTTTACATCCATCTGAATTTTCAATAAATGCATTTTCAGGATAATCTGCTGAAAACCCATTTGGTTTTAGTTGCATATATGCACCTGCTAATTGTCCGCAAGGAGGACTACCTGCTATAGGATCTCCATTTGCATCTTTATCGCAAAGAAAATCATCTGCTTCTACTCCAAATCCTAATACTTTTGTTTTGGCACAATTTGAAACTGCACCATTGCTATCTGATTTTACATAAAGTACTTCATTATCTTTTACTTTATCTCTATTGTCTCCTTCAAGTTTAAAAAAAACAATTCCTGTTTCTTCTTCTTGAAAGAAAATATTGGAATAAATAGTCCTATAAAGTCCTTTAGACTCTTTTATAACAAATTTATATTTAGTAGCCCAATAAGGAGGGTAATTATTTAACTCAACTCTAATGCTATTTTTTGTAACTGATTTGCTACAAGGAATATATACTGTGTTATTAGTATCAACTAATGCAGTAGTACTTCTTCCATAGTCATCCATATAAACAATTCCTATCTCATAATCTCTATTGCTATGCAATGATTTTTTTGAACCATCTTTTGAATATAATCCTGATGCATCAGTAGCAGATAAATACTCATAAGCAATTGTTCCTGTTGGAGTTGCAGGATTGGTTGTTTGGTCATATTTTTCAAATTTTATAGCTGGTAATACAAAAGAAATATTATTACTACCTTGTGCCGCTTCAATTAAAATACCCTGTGGTGTACCGGTTAAACCAAAACCTATTTGTTCCCATTCATTTTTAGAAGTAATTCCACAGTTAAAAACATCTGTTTGACTTGTTCCAGAAGTACATCCTGTTGTACAACCTGAAACAACTGTTGAAAAACATTCTGAATTACTAATTGAAACGAAATCACTTACCGCAGCTACAAATTCTGTGCTAACAGCTAAGTCATAAACACTTGAGTAGTTTTTTTGTAAATTAAACAAAAAAGTTCTATCAAAACTGTTTTCAGGCTGTGTGCCATCATTATATTCTACTGCACCTCTATAAGATACACTTTCATATTCAAAAACAACCCCTATCTGTGAACCTTCAATTAAATCTAAACCACCGAAATTAATTGTTATTTTTGCATTTTGCACATTCTGAACAGCTCCCCCTTGTATTGTATAATCAAAAGAATGCCTTGTACCTTGTATTTCACTTCCAGAAAGACTTTCTTCTACTAATGAAAGGTTGTAATCTAAGTAAATATCTTTACCTGTTGAACTTTTAACGTCATACCCATCAATGTAGTTTCCGTACATTAACCTATTACCCATTATTGTTTGAGCCTGTGCTTTTTTAGGAACATTATCAAATAATCTTAATAACTGAGCTTCAGGTAGTGTTGTAAATATTTTTTTATTTGTAAAAGTTAATGTTTCTGAAACGTTATCTAACCAACCTTCGTTTACTTTATTAAATCTCTCTATAACATTTACTGTTTGACTTGTACTAAATTTAAAAACAACATCAAGATCTTTTACATTTTTACCTCCTGTGTTAAAGGTTATATCTGTAGTATTAAATTGATTAAGCATTGCTTTATTATCATAAGTTTGATAATTCAACTGAAAAGGCCCTGGGGTAAAGGCTACTTGACTAAATGGAGATAAAGCAGAATACTCTCCGTCTTCATATTGCCATCTATATGCAAAGCTTAAAAAAAGCTCTTCCATGTAGTTTTCTCCACCACCTAATTGGTAGCTGTCTAAATTAGGTGCGTTTAATGGAGGTGCTACAATTACACCAACATCTTGTTCCGTTAATTGATCAACTGTTGTTAAGCTATTTGGTTCAGGATAATTTCTATTAATATTTATTTTTCTAGGAGGATTTAAGTTATCCGTAAAGAACAAAAGGTCTCCAATTAAATTAACACCATTTACTAAATAATTTTTGTCAAAATTTAATAAAGAGGTAGATATAACATGATAAAATAAAACAAATGTTCTTGTGTTGTAAGAAACTATTAAGTCTACTTTCCCTGTTGAAGAGTTTGTATTTGCAGAATCATTAACAAACCAATATATAGTTTCATTAGCTCCGTCTTCAAACGCTCCGATACATCTAGCAGATGAACTTAAATCAGCTCCTTTAAACTGTAGTTCTACTAAAAGCTCATTACCCTTAGAGTTCTCTACAGCCCCTATTTCTGTTCCTTCTGTAGAACCTAGTCTTATGTTTAAAGCATCTATATATTCACCTTGAGGAACTAGTCGTTCATCAATGCTTTTATTCATTCTACCTACAACAAAGTTTTTTTGAATTTTAGCCATGTTATTTTATCCACTTGTTTTGCCCCCTTAGATTCATTAATAATCTTCCTGGGTGTATATTGCTCAATCTTAATTTTGCGTTCCTTAAAAGGGCTGATTTCTCTTTTCTGGCTCTATTGATAATGTACTCCTGTATTCCAAATTTACTTTGTAGTATTACAAACTTCATGTAAGAATAAATAAACTCTTCAAATAATTTGTTTACACTAATTTCTGAGTCATCACCATTTTCCATTCCATCTGAAACATACTCTAAAACACAAAGCTCTCCTGCCATATCGGAACTAAAGTTTATTACTCCTGATTTTTTATTTATTTTAAAAGTAGGATTTGCATTTGCTGTTTCTGTATTTAAACCATATCTAGCTCCAACAGGATATTCAAAATACCATACTCCATTATAAAAAAAACCTTCCTGGCCATTGTATTGGCTTTGTTGATTTAAATATATGCTTTTACCACCACCTGTAATTCTTTCTAAATCTAAAGTTGATGTAGATGGTTTTAGTATTTTTCCATCTTGGTCAAACAATATTCTACAATTATTATCTTGTAAATAAGCATCACTCCAATTTGTTTGAATATTTTCAGTAAGAGGAAGTAACGTTCCGTTTTTATATAAAGAAATTCTAACCCAATTAACATAATCATGAGGCAAAACATATCTTAAAGTATCACAAACCTCTAACTCTAAAACTTTAACTTCTTTCATTGAATCGTAATTCAATTCCTGAATAGCTCTTTTAGCGTGAAATAAAATATTATACCTTTCAACGTTATTTATTAATTTATCATTACCTACATACATTAATCTAAAATTGTTAACAATGTCGTTTAATGAAACATATTGATAAGAACCCCAATTTTCATCTTGAGAATTAGGATTTCCTGTGTTTTCGTAATATTGATATTCTGTTATATATGCCATAATCTATCCTTCTTGTTCAGTTGCTTCTTTTTCTTCTGTTTTTCCAAATTGAACTAATGCAGCTTCTCTTATAGACATACCTGCATACTGTAGTATTTTATTTACAATATTTGGTTCATCTGATAATGGTAATTCAAAATCTTGATAATCTACTGATGTTTCGTCAAAACTTGGGTCACCTCCTGTAATAATATTAAAGTATGTCCAGTTAGGATCTTTAGGGTATCTAATGTATTGAGAAACAAGAGTTCCTGGTGTAGTTATAGTTTCAGGATAAACCGTAATACTATTTCCTAAGTCTACATTATTTGCACCTCCCAAAACATAAGCTGGGAAAAAAAGCCCTGGTTTTGTTAGTGGAGAAGAATTTAAATAAAATATTTTATTTTGAGATACTCTTTCAACTTCCGTAATTCCTTGTGTATTTACAATGGTGTAAGAGCTGCCAAGAAAACCACCATTAAAAAAATTATTGCTTGATATTGTTAATTGAGTATTACTATCTACACTTACTACAAAACAACTTCCTCCAGAATAAGTACTACCACCTGTAGTGTTTGTTATTAACATCCCTGGTTTTACAGCAATTGAACCACCTACTAATCCTAAAAAATTTCCCGATGAGTCTATTAAAGTTGTTCCTATAGAACCAAGAGTTATTGTGCCTGTTGCTATAAGGTTTGGGTAATAATTAATTTTATTAATCAAATAGTAATCTTCAGGTAAATCAAATAAATTTATACCTGTGTTTATTAATCCTTTTGTAGATGAAAAACTATCTATTACTTCAACTATTCCTTTTACTAAATCAGCATATCCTTCTCCTGAAACTCTAGCGTTTTGTTTTACAATTTGTGAATTATATTGATAAAAATAATCTTCAAAAATATCTAATTGCGCTTGCTTTGCATATAAATTAAAATCATTGGGAGTTATATATCCAAAGTTGTTTTTATTTGCAATAGAAAGAACAGTTGCTCTTACTGTATTTATTAAACTCATACTAATTAATCTTTTAACAAAGATACAAAAAAAGAGGCTTCATTTTTTGTGAAGCCCCTTTCAGGATAAATCTTGTTTTTTTTATTGGTTATAGCTTGTCGTCCAATATTCTTAATACTTCTATTCCTTCGTCACTTTGAAGAAATGAAGCTAAAATAAATAAAGGATCTTCACCATAAGGAACTGTAAGTAATTTCTTTTTGTTACCTTTTAAATTATAGTAAACATCTTTTTTGTTTTTTAATACCAATAAACTTTCTGCAAAAAATTTAGCGCATTTATTCTGAAGAGTTAATAAAGGGTCATTAATAGACTCTAAAAAATCCTCCGGATATCTTTGAGCAAACAATCTAACATCACGTTTTAATTCAGCTGATGTCATTCTTTCTACTCTTGCACCTATTACAACTCTAGCTATTGTTTCTAACATCTCAATGTCTAAGTCTTTTGCTGCCATCATAGCCTCTAAAACTAAATCCATACTGTCAACATCAATAGCTGCGTCTCTTTCCTTGTCAACTTCAACAAATATGTTTCCGTTCCCTGGATGATAGGCTAAAAATTCTTGTAAAATTTGGTTTTGTTTTGGAACTTGTAAGAACCCATCTTCAAAAATAATTGGTTCTAAAATAACATTACCATCTTGCTCTTCTTCAAAAATACTTTTTTGATTTTTAGCATAACGTAAAGACCTGTTTTGTCCAGTCTCTTCGTCAAAAAATAATAATGAACTTCTTTTAGTATTCCTTGATGGAATTGTAAAACTCAATGGAGCTTTGTCTCTGGTAAGTTTGTAGCTTTTATTCACAAAAGCTTCTTTCTTTTTTTTCATTTGATTTTGATTTAAATTTAATAAAAAAAAGGGGTAAGGTTAATTACCCCTTTATTGTAATTATCTATATCTTATTTAAAGATAAAGAAGTTGTTAGCACCTAAAGTACATAACGCTCTTTCAGATAAGAAGTTTACTTCCATAGCATCTAAGCTAGAAGTAGAAGCTCCACCTGCTGAACCTGTAATCCATGTTTTGTAACGTCTGTCTTCAGTTTCTGAAGCTCTATAACGAACATGTAAGAATGGTCTTTTAGCATTTTTACCTAAAACTTGGTCATATACTGTAGTAGAACCTGCAGGTACAAGAATACCATTAATTGCTCCACCTACTAAACCTCCACGCATTGTAGGGTCATTTAAATATTTCCAGTCTGTTTTGTAAAAGTCATAACCTCTACGGAATCCTGAGAATCCTAAGTTAAGTGCCATTTCTTCATCATTGTCAAAAAGACCATATGATGTACCACCTGCTCCATAAGAGTTTTGTGCTGCTAACATATCGTCAATGTCAAATCCAAACTCTCTGTTTAAGAAAATAACATTTTCTTCAATAGAACCTTGTTTGTCTAATCTTTGAATAATAGCATCAAAATCTGCAAGAGTTGTTGGGTTACCACCACTCCATACATTTCCTCTTTCTTCAACTACATAGAAAAGTCCTTCTGAACCTTTGTTACCAACACCTGATGCAACTCCTTCTACAATCGCTGCTGCTCCTGACGCTGCTTCTGCAGGTACTGCTTCAACCATAGCTGTCTCTAGATAGTCTTCAAAACGAAGTCTAGTTTCATGCTCTGATTTCATATACCATAAGAATCCTGTTGCACCATTTTCAGTAGTTACTTCAATCCATCCAATTTGAGCCATATCAGAACCAGATACTGCGTAACGGTCTTTTATGATAATTGGAGAGTTAGAGAAAATCTGATCATCAGCTTCAAGTTGCCCTTGCATTCCAACAGATCCTTTTTGGAACTCTGAACCATAAATAAATAAAGAACATACTACTGCTGCTGCAACTGCTTGTCCACCTGCTTCATAATAAGCTACATCAATTGTTCCTGCTGCTGTATCAACTGCAGTTACAATAGCTTTATTGCTTAGTACTGAATTTGCTGTACTATCAGACAACATAATTGTTTGACCAACACGAACCGCAATAGAACCAGCTCCTGGTACTAAAGCATCTCCAATTGTTAGTGTTGCTGTATCTGCTGCTGCTGCTGCTGCTGAAGTTACATTTGTATACTTCGTGTGTAATCTACCTTGTTCTGCCCATTTAATTAAATCTGAGTTAGAAGGCATTTCAGCGCCTACCATTCTTAAGAATGATGCTACTGTTCTGTTTCCATAACGTTCAAATTCCTTCTCATAAGTATCTGGAAGATACTGATTTAAGAAATCAAAGTTAGTAATGTAATTTGTCTGTAATAAGACTTGTTCTGAGCTTGGCTGTAAGTCAAACCCTGGTACTGCATCTACTGCCATAATTTTTGTTTTTAAATTTTAAACTTTTATTTTTTACTTCTAATTTTTAATCCTCTACCGCTTGTATCTGAAATTTGTCTAGCTTTAAAGCCACCTTCTCCAATCACTTGGGGAGTTTTTCTCATTGACATGTTAACGTTTTTACTTTTTTTGCTAACGTCACCAATTGCATCTGACTTCCCTTGTTCGTAAAAATAATTAGCAAATCGTTGAGGATCCATTGCAGCACTTAATGCTGTATGCCATCCTTTTGCGTCTTTAATTAAACCATCATCACCAACATATTTGCCAATAAAATTGTTTAAATCGCTTTGCTTAGACCTCATTTCAGCAGCATCACCATAAGAATAATTTACATTTTTATCTCCTACATTGAACTCAAAACCTTTGAACTCAGAATTAAAAATTTCATTTGTTTGTTTTTGAAAAAACTCACCTTTTCTTTTAGCAACTTCTTCAGCTGACTTTGAATTTTCTATATAACTCTTATAAGCCTGCATGTCTTTAAGTTGTTCTTCAGAAAGAGAATTCCCACTTGACTCAAGAGGAACCCTGTATTTTTCTTTAAACTCATTAAGATATGTTTTCGCTTTTGAAAGTTCTCTTTTTTTAGCAATATTCTTTTTCTTTATATCGTTTTCATCATCTAAATCTTCGTCATATGAAAACTTTTCATCTATTAAATAATGAATATCTTCACTATCTAAATCTGATTCTGTTAAAGAATAGTACTCTGCTAATACTTGATCTTCACTTAATTCATCGTAATTTTTATTTACTTTTACGAAATCTTCAAATCCTCGACCTGTATTTTTTTTATAATCTAAATACTTAGAAACATCTTCAGGTAAATCTTTTGTTTGCTCTCTTTCAACAAACAGATCATCTACAGAAGATATATCTTTATTATATCTACTTTTAATATATGAAAGAACATCTTCGTCTTTTAACCCTACTTCTTCATTTATGGGTTCTTCAACTACTTCATTTACACTTGTATTTTCAACAGGAGTATTTTCTACCTCTGTTAATTCTTCATCATGTTTTTTTAATAGTTTTTCTTCTACTTCCTGAACAGACTTTTCTGCTATAGGATTTACTTCTTTTACTTTAAATTCCATTTGATTTGATTTTTTACAAAGTTACTATATAATTATAATTGATTTTTAAGGCTATCTTGGCTCAAACTCTGCTAAATCAAAACCATCTAAGCTATCTTCATTAGATTCAAAACTTACTGATGGTAAGTTGTTTTTTCTTTGTTCTATTAATTTAGATTGTTCTGTATTGGCTTGAGATATTCTGTCAGCTTTAGCACTTTCCCTTTCACCCTCTCTTTTCTGTAAACCTTCTTGTTGCATTTTAGCCAAATCAACATCTACTCCTTTTAATTTCATTTGTAATGAAAATTCAAGATTCATTAACTCAGCTTTAATCGCAGCCTCACCTTGCATTTTTTTAACAGAAAAACTCATCTTAGCTTCTTCTAATTGAATTAAAGCTTGTTGTTCCATTTGGAATTGCTGCATCTTAGCTTGTGCTGCCATCTGCTGTGACTGCTGATTTATCTGAGCTTGCTGTTGAGCAGCAGCTGCTTTTTCTTCTTGCTCCCTATCTTGTTTAGCTATTCTTTTTAATTTTAATATTTGATTAGCTAATTTTAAGTTTCTTATTTCTCTAATATCTATTGCATCTTCTAAATTTATAGAATCTCTTTGTAAAGCCATTTGAATGTTTTGTTCTAACATTTTTCTTTCCTCTTCATCTGGCTCAATTTCTATAAATATTCCAAAGTCACTTAAATATAACTTGCTTATTTCTTCTAAAATACCTACATTAAACTTTCCTATTTGATTTACAAACTCTTCCTTAAAATCAGAATACTCTAAAACATCAGCAATTCTACTTGATAAAGCAGTACAAAGTCTTTGACTTAATTGAAGACCTGCATCTAATATATGTCTTGTTGCTGTATTACTACTTAATGCTGCTAATTTTTGTAAACCAACTAAAGAATAAGAGTCAGGAGTTGCTCCATCTCTTGCTTCATTTAACCCGGTTACATCACGCAACATTTGCATATAGTGATTATATGTACCAACTAAACTTTGAATTTTTCCTTGACCTGAACTACTATTTAATTGTTGTATAGGAACTTTTGCTTGATTATAATCTCCATCTTGAGTATAGCTTCTACCAATAACACTACCTGTTTGAAAAAACATTCGTAATGCATCCTCTGGGTTATAAGCTTGACCAGTTCCTAAATCTACTTCATTTAATCCATCTGCATCTATAAAAACACCATCTGGAACAATTCTAGATATAACTTGTTGTAGTTTTAAATGAGTAACCTGAATTAAATCAGCAAACGTAATCATACGTCTTGTTAATGATTCAAAAACACCTTTATACATTCTAGGTGCGCATGCTATGTATTCTGGATAAACTTCTTGAGATGCAGATTGTGGTCTAGCCATGTTTTCAGCCATTTCCCATTTTAAAAGTATACTAGTACCCATTACCATTACACCTTCATACCATACATCTATAGTTTTAGAAACTTTAGTGAACTTACCTTCTTCCTGCATTTCTTCTGTAGGATTAAAAGTATCTTCTTTTTCTATTACTCTTTCTGCTCCAACTGAGTTTACTTTTTTCTTATAAGTAAAAGTGTGTGTTGTTTTGTAATTAAAAAACAATACGGTAGCACTATCCTTACTAAATAAACTATTATTGTAATATTGAGCTGTATTATTATAATCGTACCAACTTTGACTATATTTAGATATCTCATCCATATCCTGTCTTGTTAGACTAGGATCTATTTTTTTTAATTCTGTAATTGGAAGTGTTTTAATTTCACCCCAATAAAAACAATCTTGAAAATGAGGGTCTTCAGTATAGCTATAAACCACATTAGCAGGGTCAACATATTCTATTGATATTCCCGAACCTGGTTTAAATGTATTTTTACATATTGAAACACCTAATACAGTTTGATCATAGTATAATTGTTTTTGTATTTCGTAATATCTATTTTCAGATAAAACAGTATTTATTGCTTCTTCTTCAGCTATTTCAATAGAAGGCTTATATTTTAACTGCATATGTAATGCTAACTCTTCTGAAGAATTTGGAACTTCTTGTTCGGAAGTTGCAAAGGTATTTATACCTAAAGAATCTTGAACCTGTTTCATAACAGGTTTTGCTAACATATCTTTTTCTAAAGAAACTTGATATTCAC